GAACTCCTACTTGTGAACCTTTCATTGATAGATTTGATAACAAGTTAGCTGGTTGGACTATGACATTTGACGTTTTGTTTCCTAATGATATGACAATATGTTAAAAAGCGTTCAAGACTTCTTGAATGAATTTAGAAACCACGTAATAAACGAGGCTAAAAGAAACGCGCCTAAATCAATGGGTACGTTAAAAGATTCTATCAAAGGTTACGTAAAAGAAAGCGCAAACTCTATTCAGATAAGTTTTGAAATGGAAGAATACGGTTGGTATCAAGACCAAGGTGTTAAAGGTGCTAACCCAAGTAACGTAAGTCCTAACGCAAGAATAAGAGGACAACAAGCACCTAACAGCAGGTTTAGGTTTGGAAGTGGTACTAAGCGCGGTACGTGGTCAATGTTTGTTAGCAGTATTGAAAAGTGGGCAAAAAGACGAAACATAAGATTTAGAAACGAGAAGGGACAGTATGCAAAAGGTAACTACAAGTCTTTAGCTTATGTTATAGCACGTAATATTTATTCACGTGGATTAAAACCGAGTTTATTTTTTACTAAGCCATTTGAACAAGCATTTAAAAACTTACCCGATGGACTTGTAGAAAAATACGGATTAGAAGCAGAACAATTATTTGACGAAATACTAAACGAAAACTTTAAACAATAAGAAATGGGAATATTTGTACGTTCACCTTACATAGTGACTATAAACGAATCAGGACAAGAAGGTAGTAAAATAGAATTATTTATTTGGAATGGTACAGGTTCAGCACCTGCTTCACCACAATATACTTTAAGTAAACTTATACCTGCTACAAACAACTTAAACACGTATTATAACGTAAGTCCGTATGTTCGTGAATACATAACTTGGAACACAAGGCAAACGCCTTATAACACGTTTTCAGCATCGCAAACTACGCAATGGTGCAACGTACAAGTTAAGCGCTATAAATTAGACGCGGGAGTTTACACTTTGTTAGGTACTGACACTTATAAAGCATTCGATGGTTTTGGGTATTACGAAGAAGGTTATAATCCTGCTTTGAGTTACGATATATTACACGACGAAGGGACATTTTATTATGCTTACGACACAAATCAAAACCCAAGTACGCAAAATGATTATAGAAGCGGGTTTATAATGGTGCAGTCTGCTAATTCCTACAAAGCGAAGTACACGAATTTAGTTAGTGGTGCAACGTTCACACAAAACTTAACTAACAACCAGTTGACGGATGTTATGCGCGTATATCCTAACTACTACGCTACAGGAAACAAATTAGAAATTTTAGATACTTCGAATGTAGTTTTGTGGACGGGTTACTTTAAGCCTTACTTGAATTGTAAGTACGTTCCTGTAGTTTGTGACTTTGTAAATAAATACGGATGCTGGCAAAGAACTTGGTTTTACGCTGCAAGCAATGACACGTTTAACGTTGAAAACACGGAATATAACACAATGCAAAGTAGCTTCGCTAACTATAACACGTTAGAAGGTCAACGCAAAATGTTTAACACCAACGGAAAGAAGTCTATTAAAGTAAATACTGACTGGGTAACTGAAGATTACAACGAACTACTTAAACAACTAATGTTAAGTGAAAGGATTATAATTAACAATTACCCTGCGAAGATAAACACGAAGTCTACGGAGTTATTTAAAAGCGTAAATACTAAAATGATTAATTACCAAATAGAATTTGAATTTGCTTACGATGTTATAAATAGTGTAGTGTAATGAAAAGACGGATACAAATTTGGATTGAACCAATACAGGATAGTGGAGACTACCAACAAATAGAACTATTCAACGATGAACAAATAGTAGTAAATTCAAGTGTTCAAAATATTGCGGACATAAGCAAAGTATTTACTGACTTTTCGCAGTCGTTTAGCGTTCCTGCTTCAACTATTAACAACGCGATATTTCAACACTTCTACCAAAGTGATGTAAACGCAACTATTGACCATAACATAAAACGCAAAGCCTACATTGAAATAGATTTAGCACCATTTAGAAGAGGCAAAATTAGCTTAGAGAAAGCGAACCTAAAAGACGGACAGCCTGAAAGCTATCAAATAACGTTCTACGGAGACATTAGAACGCTTAAAGACGCGTTTGGTGAAGACAAGTTAACTGACTTAGATTTAAGTTCGTTAGAGTTCGCTTATTCAGGTGCAGAAATATTAGATAGAATTACAGACTTGACTACGGATTATGATGTTCGTTACCCGCTAATTGCAAACACGAGGTTATGGACATACCACCACGGAAGCGAAGACATAACAAATACGGCACACGCTATTCAATATAATGAGTTATTTCCTGCGGTTAAAGTAAGTAAAATCTTCGAAGCTATAGAAAGCGACTATGGTGTAACTTTTACGGGTACATTTTTAAACGACCCTAAGTTTACTAATGTTTTCTTAATGGGCAAAAACACGAATCAATTTGAATTTATTACTGAAGCTGTAAATGTAGACCTAATTTCTAAAACAAATTTGAATTATACTGATTGGAGTAATGTAAGCACGCAAAACGCAGAAGACTTTGTTGACTTAGCTACTAATTCAATTAACGTTCAAGACTTTAATATCAATGTTTACGAGCATTTAATTCAAATACAAATTAATTCAATTAGTTTAGCAGGAACTTTATACATAGACGTATTTCAAGACGGAAACTATTACCAAACTTTTCAAACTGCTATTCCTAATGCTTTCAATCTAACAATTCAAAACACTTCAGGATTAAACACGAACTTTACTTTTAAATTGCGTGCGACTAATGATATGAATGTAGGTTGCACTATTTTCTACCAACCTTTTGCATTTTACAATGGTAACGTAACTTATTCATTAGCTACGATTCAAACTAATACAACAGGTATTTTAGGTAATTTAAGCATATCTAACTATATGCCTGATATGAAAGTAGCTGACTTCTTTTCAGGTATCTTAAAAGAGTTCAATGCTACGTGTGTAGGTGTAGCAGAAAACGAATTTGAAATACTACCATTAGACGAATGGTACGCTAAAGGCGCTATAGTTGACGTAACTGAATTTACTGATTTAGAATCAATAGACATTGAACGAATTAAACTATATAAGAAGATAGCGTTTAAATACCAAGAATCAGAAAGCTTCGTAAATAAAAACTACTTTAAAATCACGAATCAAAACTATGGTAATGTAGAATACCAATATGCTTACGATGGTGATGAATACATAATAGAATCACCTTTTGAGAATTTGTTGTTTACACGTTCTGAAGATAATATGGGGTACTACGCTATTTTAGGATATTTCTTAAACGAAAGCTACAACGCATACACGCCAAAACCTACGTTACTTTATTTGTACGGTGAAAGCGATGTTTTAGCACACGATATTAAATTTTATAACGGAAGCGGTCACGACAATATTTCAAGTTACGCTTTGTTTGGGCAAGACTTCACTTACCAAAACACGAAATATAGTTTAAACTTTGGCGCAGACAATTCTATAATACATAACGAAACAATACAAAACGGATTATTCGCTACTTATTATTTTCCGTATTTAACTAACTTATTTAATTTAAAAAACCGATTAGTTTACGTAAAGACGAACTTACCAGTAAGCCTACTAACAGGACTAAAACTAAACGATAGACTAATCATAAGGGACAAACGTTACATTATAAACGAAATGAAGTCTAACCTAACAACAGGTGACGTAGAATTTTCGCTTTACTTAGACTTTAGACCTATTTCAGGTGGATTGCTTAACGGTGGTAAGCCAATTTCATTAGACGGAAGCGCACAATGTGTAGACGTAAGAATAGATTTACCTAACGGAGCAATACAAGCCGACTTAACGTGTGCCACTGCAGGCGTTACAATAACACCGAGTACAATAACAACGGATAGTGTAGTAGAAATTTGTGTTCCTGCCAACGCTAACCCAAGAACGAAGTTAATTACAGAGGAGTCATTAGACTTTATAACTGAAGAATTTGAGAATATGATTACCGAAGAAAGCGCGACACTTGTAATTACAGTAGTAGTTACATACACGTTTTGGAATGGTACACAAGCAAGTAACTTAATAATTTTACAGCCGTGATAAAAAACATAATAGCAATGTTACAAATAGACGATTTCTACGGAGAATCGCAAAACATTCAGATAGCAAAAGGTTTGTATTCTATTCCTGAAGATATGAAAGGAATGTGGAAACTTGAAAAAAGACGAAGAATCATAAAACTACAAAAGCGAGATGGCAGAAACAAGAACAATTAACTTAGAAATTAAAGACAATGTAAAGTCTTTAAAACAGCAGTACAGAGATGCGGTAAAAGAGGTGCAGAAAATGAGTACTGCGTATGGTGAAACTTCCGCACAAGCTGTTAAAGCTGCTAAAGCTGCTGCGCAATTAAAAGACCAAATAGAATTTAGTAACGACTTAATTAAAGGGTTTAACCCTGACGAGAAGTTTCAAGCTGTTGAAGGTGCTATAAGTGGTGTATTAAACGGATTCCAAGCGTATGAAGGTGCTTTAGGTGCTATAGGCGTAGAAAGTGAAGATTTACAAAAAACATTACTGAAAGTACAAAGCGCAATGGCTTTAACACAAGGTATCAATGGCGTTCTTGCTTCAGTAGATAGTTTTAAAAAATTAGGTGTTGTTGTAGGTGATACATTTAAGGGGATGACTACAGCAAGTAAATTATTTGCAGTCACAGGTATTGGTGCAGTTGTTACGGGAGTTGCTTATTTAATGGGTGCTTTTGACGATACTACAAAGTCGGTTGAAAGTTATGCTTCAGCACAAAAGACATCTAATGATATTCAACAACAAGCAATAGAAGATTCTGCTAAGGAATTAAGCGCTTTAAATAGATTGCAAACGCAAATTAACGATGAAACATTAACACGCGAACAAAAGAATAAAGCTGTTGCTGAATTACAGAAACAATATCCTGATTTACTTAAAAATGTAAATTCTGAAAAGTTATCAATAAACGAATTAAACAAAGCAGTAGTATTAAATATTAAACTTGCAGAAGCAAGGGCAAGGATAAACGCAGCTGAATCATTAAGAGCCTCTAAATACCAAGAAATATTAACGGAAGAAATAAAACTTCAAAAAGAAAGGCAAGACATTGAAAAAGAAAGGCAACTACTTGAGCAAGACCCGTTAAAAAATGAACAGAGATTAATTTTTTTAGAACAACAAGCAAAAAAAACACAAGAAAGAATCAATACTGCAAAGGAAGAAATAAAACAAATAGACGGAATAACAAAAGCAGACGAAGCGTTAATTGCAAAAGTAGAACAGCAAACAAAAGTCTATGAAACAGAAACACCTAAAGTAATAAAGCAAGTTAAAGAACGCGCTGATTATACTATTCAATTAGAGAAAGAAAAGATTGATGCGATGGAAGATGGAATGCAAAAACGAATTGCATTGTTAGAATTCCAACAAAAAGAAGAACTTTCTAAAATAGATAAAAACGGTAAAAAAGCTGGCGAATTAAGAAAGGCTATAGAAGACCGATACGGAAAAGAAATAGAAAAAGTAAAGTTTGAGTACCGTGATAGAAGCGACAGGGATGACCAAATTTCTTTAGAGAAAAAACCTGTACAAAGACTTGAAATAGGTAAGCAAGAAATAGATGCAGAAGAGTACGTTCAGAGTGAAATAACAAGATTGCAACAAGAAGCTGAGGATGAAAGAAAAAAGAAATTAATAGAACGTACTGATTTAATTTTAAAATATGCTAAAACTTTTACAGATGTATATTCTTCTTTAAATGGCTTATTAAATGCAAGTGATAATGAACGATTAAAGAAGGTTCAAAAAGGAAGTAAAGAAGAGGAAAAAATAAAGAAAAGAATGTTTAATAGAGATAAGGCTTTGCGTATATCTCAAACAGTAGTAGATACTGCTTCAAACATTGTTACTTCTGTAAGAAATGGCGGTGGTATTCCTACTGGTATTCCTTTTGGTATTGCTGCGGGTGCTATGGGAGCGTTGCAAATAGCTGCTATTTCTAAAACTAAATTTGACGGTGGTGAAAGTGGTGGTGGCGGTAATAGCGCACCTGATGCTACAGCAGGAACAAATGTAAGCGCACCACAATTTAATACGATAGGTTCGAGTGGAATAAATCAGTTGGCGCAATTACAACAGCAACCAGTTCAAGCGTATGTAGTAAGTGGTGAAGTTACAAGCGCACAAGCGTTAGATAGAAACAGAATACAAAACGCAACGCTATAAACAAATTAAAGTTATAAGGTTATGAATATTATTGAATTGATAATAGACGAAAAAGACGAGCAAAGCGGAATAGATGCCGTATCAGTTGTTAAGTCGCCTGCTATAGAAGAAAACTTCGTAGCGCTAAATAAACACGAAGTAGCATTAAAAGAAGTAAACGAAGAAAAGCGTTTATTAATGGGTGCAGCTTTAATACCTAACAAACAAATTTACCGACATAACGGAAAAGACGAATACTATATTTTCTTTAGTGAAAAGACAGTACGTAAAGCAAGTGAATTGTTTTTAATGCGTGGTAATCAAAACAACGCTACCTACGAACATAAGCAAGAACTTAACGGAATGTCAGTAGTAGAAAGTTGGATTATAGAAGACAAAAAGACGGATAAAAGCCGATTATATGGTTTTGATTTACCAGTTGGTACGTGGATGATTTCAATGAAGGTAAACAACGAAGACGTGTGGAAAGATGTCAAAGAAGGTAAGGTTAAAGGCTTTTCTATAGAAGGATATTTCGCAGACAAATACGAAATGAGTTTAGAGGACAAAAGAAAACAAGAAACAATAAATAAACTTAAAGAATTATTAAAATGAATCTAAGAGAACAATTAGAAAAAGAAATTACAGAGAAAGTAATAATTAAATTAGAATCGCATAAAGTTAATTTAGCCTTAAAACAAATTAGCGACTTTCAAAAAGAATCTTCTAATTTATATAAAGAAATGACTTCAAAAGCTGAACAATACAAAAAAGAATATTACAGCAAAACTGCTGCTTTAGAAAAGCCGTTTAATCAATTAAGAGCAGAATTATATAGAAACTCACAAGAATTTTTATCTAAAACAAAGGAATTAGGGATTGACGGAAAGTCAAGCACTCCTTATAAACAAATGGAAAAATTATTACAAGATATGGACAAGCAAAGTGAATATTTTGTAAAAGAATATGTTAAATTTTAATAGTGAAAAAGCAAACTAACGTAAGTGCGTTCCTTAGGAAAACACGAAAGAAAAGACCTAAGCAACACTCTAAAAGTTCAAAGCTAAAAACAAGTAAAAGATACGTTAAACTAAATAGAGGTCAAGGATGAAAAAAACACCAAGTAAAACAAGTCCTAAAGGTGGTAGACGTGGCTGTATATGTAAAGACGGAACATACAATTCTAAATGCTGTGACGGAAGTTTAGAAGCACAAGGAATAGGAAGCACGGTAAACCAAGTAACGAGTAGTGTCACAAACACGAATGAAGCAAGAACTATAACAAGTTCAAACGGATAAAAACGCAACAAGTAATAAATAAATAAGTTAATAAGTTATGAATACACTAAAAACAACTATGTCTAAGATTGCTCAAATAGAGCAACCAAAAGTAGAATTAGCAAAACACGAAGTTAATTTAGCGTTGTTAGAAGATTTAGCAATGGCAGTTAAAGGCGCTCGTGGAGTTGCAGCAGGTTACGCAAAATCAAAAGCGTTAATAGAAAAAAATGTAACAGCAATGAAAAAAGCTGTTGACGATTTAAAAACAAATAAAGATTGGGGTAAAAAAGCATTAGCAAACGCTCAAAAATTTAAAGGTCAATTTGATAAATTAGCTAAAGAACTTGGTGTTAATTTGTCTGGTTCGGAAGCTGATAAATTAATATCAGAGTATTTTATGTTAGCAGAAGATGGACAAGGTGATATTGACGATGCTTTAGCAATTTTAAACACCATTAAATAATAGAAAAATGAACACAAATCAAATCTTAAACAAAGTAAGAGAACTTCTTGGAATGGAAGTTAAACTTGAAACAATGAAGTTAGACGATAACATTACTATGATTGAAGCTGAATCATTCGAATCAGGAATGGAAGTAGTAGTAGTTACTGAAGACGAGCAAAAAATACCTTTACCAGTAGGAGACTATAATTTAGAAGATGGTCGTGTTTTGGTAGTTGCTGAAGAAGGTATCATTGCTGAAGTGAAAGAGAAAGAAGAGGAAGCACCTGAAGTAGAAGTTGAAGTAGAAGTTCCTGCTGAAGAAGCACCAATGGAAGAAGAAATGTCAACAGAGCCTACTCAAACTATTAAAAAGACTATCGAAAGCGTAGTTAAAGAAACATTCTTCGCAGAAATGGAAGCATTGAAAAAAGAAAACGAAGAACTTAAAGCTAAACTTGAAGGTAAAGTAGAAGTTGAACTTTCTACTGAAGAAACAGACGTAGAGCCTATCGTATTTAATCCTGAAAACGTACAAAAAGTTGAAGGCTTTAAATTTGCTTCTAAAGGTGGAAACACTATTATGAATAACATATTAAATAAAATCAATAAATAACTAAATTAATAATTTAAAAAATGGCTACAACCACTTCAATTACAACTACTTACGCTGGCGAGTTCGCAGGTAAGTACATTGCTGCAGCGTTATTGTCTGCACCAACTTTAGAAAAAGGCGGAATGACTATCCACCCGAATGTAAAGTACAAACAAGTTATCCAAAAAGTTGCTCTTGACGATATCGTTAAGAATGCTACTTGTGACTTCGATGCTACTTCTACATTAACATTAACTGAAAGAGTTCTTCAACCTGAAGAATTTCAAGTAAATTTGAGCCTTTGCCGAAAAGATTTTCATTCAACTTGGCAAGCCTCTGAAATGGGTTATTCTGCATTTGACCAACTTCCTAAATCATTCTCTGATTACCTTATTGCTTACGTTTCTGAGAAAGTTGCTTCTGCAATGGAAACTACAATTTGGACAGGTGTTAACGCTACTGCAGGTCAATTCGCAGGTATTTCTACACAAATCGCTGCTGATGCTGCTTTGCCAGCTGCACAAGAAGTAACAGGAACTACAGTAACTGCTTCAAATGCTGTTGTTGAATTAGGTAAATTAGTTGACGCTATTCCTGCAAGAATGTACGGACAAGACGACTTGACACTTTACGTTTCTCAAAACATTTACAAAGCGTATGTACGTGCGTTAGGTGGATTTGCTTCTTCAGGTGTAGGTGCTAATGGTTACGATAACAAAGGAACTAACCAAGTATTTGGTGATGTTTTCTTTGACGGAATCAAAGTATTTATGGCTAACGGACTTGCTGCTAACACTGCTATCGCTACAACTAAATCTAACTTACACTTCGCTACAGGTATCTTAAATGATATGAACTTAGTTAAAGTTTTAGATATGGCTGACCTTGACGGAAGTGAAAACGTACGTGTAGTTATGCGATTTACTGCTGACGCTAAGTATGGTTTTGCTGAAGATATGGTTACTTACGGAATCACAAACTCTGCTAACTAATAATTAGAAACTGAAAGAACGAGGGTGGTGAAATAAACGCCACCCTTTTTTGTTAAACATTAAAAACATTTAAAATGGCTTGCGAAATTACAAATGGTCGTATTGAAGAATGTAAGGATTCGGTTTCAGGATTGAAAGCCGTTTACTTCATTAACTACGATGACTTAAACGCGGACGATGTTATTTACGACGTAACTAACACGGACTTAATTGACGACTGGACACCTGCTGCAGCGTTAAACCTATACAAATACGAATTAAAAGGAAACAACTCTTTTGAAACTACTATCAATTCTTCTCGTGAGAATGGTACTACTTTCTTTGAACAAACTCTTTCTATTCAGTTGAAAAGACAGGATATCGCTACACACAAGAACGTTAAATTGTTAGCGTTTGGTAGACCGAGAATCGTTGTTAGAACTATGACAGACCAATTTTTTTTGATGGGTCTTACTCAAGGTGCTGATGTAACAGGCGGTACTGTGTCTTCAGGTTCTGCTTTGGGTGACTTCAACGGATACTCTTTGACATTTACAGCACAAGAGGTTAGTCCTGCTAACTTTTTGAATTGTTCTGACGAAGCAGGTTTAAAGACTTTGTTTGAAACAGGAGCAGGAACAGACGCTACTATCGTAACTGCGTAATTTTCCATATATTCATAGGTGAAGCCGATTCTTTATAGGGTCGGCTTTTTTACTTAGAAACAAATACGTATAAACGTAGTTATTAATATATGATAGTTCTTCAAGAAACAAATAGTCCACAAACATTTAACTTCATTCCAAGAAGTGATAGTTACGATGGTTTATTTTTGACTGATGACCAAACAAACGTAGAAGTAGAAGTAACGATTAGTTCTAATACGATAGGAGACTACATAAACACGATTACAGCAACTTTTGACCTAACGCAAGGACATTTCTATAACTTGGTGGTAAAAGATGGCTCTGACGTAGTTTATAAAGATAAAGTGTTTTGTACAAATCAACCTATTGTATCATTTAGTGTAAACAACGGACAATACACTTCTAATTCTACAACTAACGACTTTATAGTTTATGAGTAATATACACGTACTAAAATTAAGCGAATATTCAAGACCTGAAATAAAAGAGTCTAAGCGCGATGCGTGGGTGGAATATGGAGAAGACAATAACTACTATCAATACTTAATAGATAGGTATACTAATAGCACGACTAATAACGCGATAATAAACAATATTACTCGGTTAGTATATGGAAAAGGATTAAGCGCAGTAGATGCTTCGAGAAAACCTAACGAGTATGCTCAAATGATGGTTTTATTTTCTAAGGAGTGTATCCGTCATTTGGTAAGTGACTTAAAAATGTTAGGACAATGTGCCATTCAAGTTATTTATTCTAAAGACAGAAAGAAAATTAGCAAGGTTTATCACGTTCCTGTGCAGTTATTACGTGCTGAAAAGTGCAACGAAAAAGGCGAAGTTGAAGCGTATTACTATTGTGATAACTGGCAAGACCTAAGAAACTTTACGCCTAAGAGAATACCTGCTTACGGACACTCAAATGAACCTATCGAAATAATGTTTATAAGACCTTATTCTGTAGGAATGAAATACTATAGTTACGTAGATTATCACGGAGCATTACCATACGCGGAACTTGAAGAAGATATTGCTAACTATTTAATCAATGAAGTTAACAATGGTTTTTCGGGGCGTGCCGTTATAAACTTTAACAACGGAGTTCCTTCGGAAGAACAGCAGTTATTGATTAAACAACAAGTTTTAAATCAGTTGACAGGAACTAAAGGCGAAAAGGTAATAGTAGCTTTTAACAATAACCAAGACTCTAAGACTACGGTAGATTCAATGCCTGTAAACGATGCGCCTGATTTGTACAATACGTTAAGTGAAGAATGCTTACGTAAGATTATGTTAGGACATAACGTTACAAGTCCGCTTTTATTTGGTATTGCTTCTGCTAATGGTTTTAGTTCTAATGCCGACGAGTTACAAAACTCTTTTATCTTATTTGATAATATGGTTATTAGACCAATGCAGGAGTTATTGTTAGATGCTATAGACACTATTTTAGGTTACAATGGCGTTTCTTTAAAGACATATTTTAGAACGTTAAAGCCTTTAGAGTTTACAGATTTAGAAAATGTAATAACTGAAGAACAAGCGGTAGAAGAAACAGGTGTAGATGCTACTGAATTAAGTTCACAAGACGATAAAATAGCACAGGCGTTAATTGATTTAGGTGAAGAACCTAAAGCGGAATGGCTACTAATAGACGAATCAGCTGTAGACTACGAAAACGACGATGCTGAAAACGAATTACTATCTAAAGAACCTAAACAAAGTTTACTTAGTAAAATGTACAACTTCGTAAGCACTGGTTCTGCTTTTCCTAACTCAAAAAGTGAGCAAGACAAAAACATAGACGGAATTAAATTTATTACACGTTATGTTTACGCAGGTGAAACTTCAGAGAAAAGCCGTGAGTTTTGTAAAAGAATGATGTCAGCAGGTAAGATTTACCGAAAAGAAGACATTATAAGAATGAGTGAACAAATAGTTAATGAGGGTTGGGGTCCTAAAGGCGCTGATACTTATAATATTTTTTACTACAAAGGCGGTGGAAATTGTCGCCACCGATGGAATAAACAAGTGTACGCAAGTTTCGAAGGTGTAGGAATAGATGTAAATAGTCCTAATGCAAGACAAATAGCAGGTAAAAAAGCTGAAGAATTCGGGTATGTAATTAAGAACCCTAAGTTAGTAAGCACAAGACCTGTAGATATGCCGTATAACGGATTTTTACCAACAAATAAAAGGTTTAAATAATGGCAGAAGCACTACTTATAACGCGTGACGATTTAGTAAGGTTTACTTCGGTTAACGGCAACGTAGACACGGATAAGTTTATTCAATACATTAAGATAGCGCAGGATATTCATATTCAAAATTACTTAGGTACTGAATTACTAAACAAAATAAAATCGGATATTATAGCAAGTACGTTAACAGGCGACTATCAATCGCTTGTAGAGACTTATGTAAAGCCTATGCTTATACATTGGGCAATGGTTGAATACTTACCCTTTGCAGCCTACACAATCGCTAATAAAGGCGTTTATAAGCATAGTTCAGAAAATGCTGAAAACGTAGCAAAAGACGAAGTAGATTTCTTACTTGAAAAAGAGCGTAAGATAGCACAACACTACACACAAAGATTTATATACTATATGAGTTTTAATCAGCAGTTATTCCCTGAATACAACGATAACTCAAATGGCGATATGTATCCAGATACTAACAATAATTTTATCGGATGGGTTTTGTAAAGCAGTATAAACCGAAAGAAGAAAACGTAAAGAAGTTAAAACTTTACTTAAAAAAAATAGAAAATGGCGGACAAAAAGATAAGTCAATTAACAGCGAAAGGAAGTAATTTAGTTGCTTCAGACCGCGTTCCTATTGCACAAGACAATGGTGGCGGTACGTTTGCGACTAAGTATGTTTTAGGTTCACAGATACATAATTGGACTTTTCACAAAGAAAGTTCTTCTTACACTTTAGTTTTAGGTGACGCGCACAATTACGTAGAAATGGAAGTAAGTTCTGCGAATGATTTAACTGTCCCTACTAATGCAAGTGTAGCTTTTCCACTTGGTACTGAAATACGAATTACACAATTAGGAACAGGACAAACAACTATCTTAGGTGCTGCAGGAGTAACAATAAGAACGCAAGGCGGTAAGAATAAGACTACAGGTCAATATAGCGTAGCTACGTTGTTTAAACGTGGTACAAACGAATGGTATTTATTTGGTGATTTAACGACATAAAATGGCAAATAGTAACGGATGGGGCGATGGCTCTGTAAATAATAACATAGGTTGGGGACAAGGAGCAAACAATGCTATTGGTTGGGGTTCTTCGCATTCTACAAGTTGGGCGGGTGCTACCGATATTTCAGGCGCGCCAACTACTGACCCCGATGCACAAGCATTCATAACAGCAGCTTCAATTACAGACCCTACTCAACAAAGTGCTACTAATCAATTAGTAGTTGACTTAAAAGGTTATTCTATTTGGACAAAAATGAAGGCTTTGTATCCGTTTGTAGGTGGTACTGCGAGTAGTCATAAATTCAATCTTAAAGACCCACGAGATTTAGATGCTGCGTTTAGAATACAATTTATAGGAGGTGGAACATGGAGTTCTACTGGATATACACCAAATGGTACTAACGGATACGCAGATACTAAATTAATAGCACAAAATGTTTTAGGTTTAAACTCAACAAGTTTTGGAGTTTATTCAAGAACAAATGTTAATAGAAATGCACCTTCAATTGGCAATGTAACAGGTGGTGCAAGTGCTGAATGTTCTTTATGGTTAAGTAGTGGTGGTAATGCATTTTTAAGAGTAAACAATCCAAATGTTTCAAGTCAAGCAAGTACAGATTCAAGAGGTTTGTTTGTGGCAAATAGAGCAAATTCAACACAAATAAATTTACAAATAAGAGGAACACAATACACATTTAGTCAAAATAGTAATTCACTTTATGTAAATTCATTTCATTTAGGCGGTGTCAACCCTAACTTTTTTGATAATAAAGAAATTGCATTCTCATTTATAGGAGATGGTTTAACAAGTCAAAATATGACCGACTTAAATACAGCAGTTGTTGCATTTCAAACTACTTTAGCTCGCCAAGTTTAATAACAATATATGAAACTAACAGATTTAACAACAGAACAAAAAGCTACCTATGTCGGACTATTGACAGAGGTACAAAAAGACGAATTAGTCGGTCAATGGTATGCACCTGATTCTTATTTCAATCCTATTCAAGATGCTCAAGATAATTGGGTTATATCAGTTGAGGAAATGGAGCAGTGTGTTAATCCTGACTTTATGTGGGTAAAAGACCTTGACTTAATTCCTTATGAACCTAAACCAACACCACCACCTTTTGATGAAAACTAAACTACTTTTAATTTGTTCGTCTTTTCTTGCGGTGGTATCACCTATTAAACCACTAATTTACGTAGCTATTTTTGCTATACTATTAGATACTTCTTTTGGTATATGGAGAAGCGTAAAAAAAGGCGGGTGGAAAGCATTTAAGTCACGTAGATTATCGCATACTATTAGTAAGTCTTTTCTTTACTCGTTAGCGATTATGTTCGTGTTTTTGGTGGAAAAGTACATCGCTTCCGATTTAGTTGCTCATTTCATAGCTATTGATTTATTAATGACAAAAGTAACAGCGTTTTTCTGCGTGTTTGTGGAGGTTGTTTCTATCAATGAGAACTACGAGTCAGTAACAGGAAAAAACATTCTTAAATCGCTTAAAAACTTTGTTCTAAGAGCAAAAGAAGAAGCGGATAAATTCAAGAACTAATGGACACTACTAAAATAGTACAACAAAGGTTACCTGAATCGCAGTTTATTAGCGAAAACACGGACAAAAAACAAATCTATTTACACCATACAGCCGGTAATAAAAACCCTATCGCTACTATTAAAGGATGGGAAGCAAATAAAGAGCGTGTAGCTACTGCTTTTGTTATAGGATATGAAGGCACGATAGCACAAGCGTTTAGTTCTCGTGAGTGGGCTTGGCATTTAGGTGTAAAAGATAGCGTGTTTAAAGGTCAAGGATTGCCGTATAAGAACTTAGATAAGTATTCCGTAGGTATAGAGTTAACGAACTGGGCGTATTTGGTAGAGAAAGACGGAAAATTCTACAACTATGTTAAAGGAGTAGTAGACCCTTCAGAAGTTACTTATTTAGAAAAGCCATTTAAGAACCATAAAAGATGGCACAAGTATTCAGACAAGCAAATAGAATCACTACGAGAACTACTTGTGTATTTAGGTAAGACTTATAATATAGACTTAACTTATAACGAGGATATTTGGGGGTTATCTAAAAGAGCATTAAAAGGAGAAAACGGATTATTTACGCATAACTCAGTACGTGTAGATAAGTCAGATGTTTACCCTTGTCCGAGATTAATTCAAATGTTAAAAGGCTTATGAGGTATTTAATTGTATTCGTGTTTTTGTATTCCTGTAGTGCGGAATATCACTTAAACAAAGCAATTAAAAAAGGCTACAAATGTGAAGAAACAGGGGACACGATTAGAATTACTACCATAGACTCGA